TCCTATAAATTCTATTTACATAATCATCACTAATGTAATCTATCTTATGTTTTATTGTTTCTCTTTTTAACCTCTTTAATTCATCATCAGTATATCTTTGTTTAAAAATATCAAACCATTCATCTAACTTTTTATTATACTTTCTATATACTTCAAAGTTTTTTAAACTATGTAAAGCTGTTGCGTGATCATAACTCTTGCCCATACTTTTATAAAAATCTTTTATGTCATATAAAGTAAAATTATAATGGTTCCTCAATATAAAATTAAATAAAGATCTGGGCTCTGTATGTTTTCTGCTTCTGCTTTCTTCAAATATATCCACCCCAGATAAATCTTTTAATAATTGTACTATGTCTTTTATTTCTTTATTTTTCATCCTCAATATTTTTCTTTTTTAATGATTCATTAAAATTATAATCATACTATCGTGCATACCTGTTTTATCTGTAACTCTTTGTCCGAAAGTATTATATCCTATAAACTTTACTCTACCTTTTATAAATCTTATTTCTTTTTTGTTTGGCAATATGTGATCGTGGAATAGTTTAGTGCTAGTAGATACAGGTAATAATAATACACATAGTTTGCCTTTTTTAGATTCTTGTATTGCTTTTTTTACAAATGCTTCTTTTAGTTTTCTACTATAAGGAGGGTTAATAAAGTTTCTTTCTTTCCAATCTATTTTTAGTCCATCCCACTTATTAGTATTGTGATTTATTGGGCAAGGATCAAAATTAAAATTAAATTCATCATTTAACTTATCGTAAAGTTCTTTAGGTGTTTCCCAGTTATCGCTATGATTTAGGCTTCTGTTTTTCATTCTGTACCTGCAATAATATGATCAGATGGGTGTCTGTTCCTGTTATATTGGTCCACCCTCCATTGATCCTTTCTTTCTAACTTTTCTAATTCAAAGGTTAAATGATCTATTGCTTTTTGTAAATCCTGATTAGGTGTTTTATGTTTCTTATATGCTCTAAGTATATAAGTTACTGCTGTGCCTAGATGATAATTTAACTCAAAGTTATCCACTACTTGCTTTGCTGTATATCCATTATCACCATTATAATAATCAGGTGTCTTTACTTTTGTTTTCATAATGTTCCACTAATATAATAATTATCTATATCTACCCCATCAATAAAATAAGTTTCAAATATCTCTAATGCTTTCTTTACTTTTTCCTGACCTCTTAAATAAAAATCTTCGCTACAATCCCACACCCCAATATCTAAACTGCCCTTATCAATAACTACAAATTTAAAATCTTTATAAGATCTATCAAATAAATTACAATATAAATAGCATTGCACATCATAAGAATATCTATTTGCACTATGATGAAAGTTTTTTATATCAGTTGTAGTTTTTAGATCACAAATATAATATCTTCCCAATACATCTGCCTTGCCCCTAAAGGGGTAACCATCTATTATTTTAATCATAGGCTGCTCAAAGATACTGTCATTAATCATTTTTAATGCTGTTTCATTTCTTAAAAAAGCATCTGCTAGTTTCTCTGCATCTTGCTTTTCTTTTATAGTAAATACTTTTCCGTGTTCTTCTTTTGCTAACTTATAAGCCTTTGTGTTCTTTGATTGCACATCTACAAAGATTTGTTTTTCAAATAAATCTGGCTCTAAAATTGCTGTGTGAAATAACCACCCATCTCTAAGAGCTTGTGTTTGTGCGTTGCCATACTTTAAAACATACTTATAAGTTTTGGGGCTACTTAATAAAAGCTTAATACTGGAACTAGATAATGCTAAATGATTCAGTTCACCATAATAAAAATCATCATTATACATTTTATTAATTAGATCTTCTTCTTCGTAATATTCCCCATTCAATAATTGTATCATCTCATATCAGCTTCAAAACAATCTATACAACAATATGGCTTTTGTTCTTCCATATCTTTGCCACATACTCCGCACTCAAATTTATCCTCGTAAGGATTATCTAAATAAATAAACATATAATAAAATTAAAATTAAACCTAGATAGCTAAATGCTAATGCTATCATTTTTTCTCTGTATTTTTTCATATTCTTCTAATTTTTCTTCAACCCTCCTTGCTCTTTGTATTGCTCTTAGTTTATCGCTTCTTAACCTATCTATAATATTATCAAAGGTTTTTCTTTCATTCTGTAACTGCCAGATATATAAACTAATATTAATCATCATCTTTTCAAACTCTTTCAGATCTTCATTATCACTTTTATCCCTCCACCTTTTTAATAATTCTAATACTGCGTGAAGATCTGCATTAGCTTGTAGGGTTGATAAATCCCTTTTCATTTTATATTATAAATAATAGTTCTAGCTTTATTTTCTTTGTCTTGCCAATATCTCCATTTATCTACATCCTTTTCTTCTATTGCTATCTTTTTATTTATTTCGCATAATCTTACTTCTGCTTTTAAATCATCTAATTGTGTTCTCATTTTATAATTTGTTTTTTAATTGTTTGTATTTTTTTTTTCTTTCTTTTTCCCATCCCTCTTTAGCCTTTACTGCAAATTCATATAAAGCTGGTATATCATCTAACATTGCATTTGCATCCCATTCCATATAAATAGTTTTTTCTCCATCCGACCAATCAGAAACCTCTGCTTCTATATGTAAAACTCCAGGCGACTGACTAAGGCTTATTGTTCTGTTTACTATATATTCTTTCATAAGGTTTTTAATTTTGTTTCTGCTTCTTCATAAGTTTCAAAAAAATATTCTTCTCCTGTATCATAATCACTAACCAAATATTCTACTTCTTGACCAAAGCAAGAACATATTGTAATACCATTTTCTAAAGCTATATATACATAGCCACTCATTGTGTTAAAGCCTGTACCCTCATACATAATATCTCTATCAGGTAAATTGTACCAAGCATCTATAATTAATTTCATAGATTCAATATCTTGGTAGCCCATTTTATCTAAATCAAATTTAATTTCATTTTCCATATTATAATTTTTATTAGTTATTAAATAAATTTAATAAATATTATAATATAAACCTAATAATTATTAAAAAATTTTAATTATTGTAGGATTGTACTCTGTGTGCTAGGTTTTCTGGAATTAAGTAACAAGGCTTTTGGATCTTTTTTTTTGTCCATAATGTAGTATCAGGGCAAAACATAGTAACTTCTTTTGGCATATCTAAATCATTTAGCCAAAAAATATAATTGCCGTTAGGATCATTAACAAAATATAATGCCACGCAATCTTCTTTAATAAGTTTTTCATATTTGTATTTTTCTATCATTTTATCTTTATAGTGTGTTTTTCTAAACTTCATTTCTATTACACAGCATTTACCTTTTGGTGTATATCCCTTTGCATCATAATGCTCATAGCCCCCTCCACACCATTTTAATTTCCAACCATCTAAGTTTAGAAGAGAAACTATTGCTTGTTCCCATTGATGAACATTATCTATCTTCATAAATTTTATTTAAATCGTTTATCCACCCCTGCACCTTTTTTATAGTTCCCTTACAATTACATCCACCCACATATTCATATCTGTGATTCATATATTTTGCGTGTAATCTGCTTATTAATTCTAATTCATCTTTGGATATTCTATTTGGGCTTTGGTTATTTCTAAATGCTGTCCAGTCGGTGTAATCTATATGATCCATTATTTTCTTTTTATTTTTATATTATTTAGATAATTTTTTCTTTCTTCACACCCACAATCTTCACCCCAGATTTTTTTCACCAACCACTTAATCCCTGTTATTGTAGTAATTTTTTCTACTATATCTCCTAATCGCATAATTTATCCTTTAAATATTGTTTTACGTTTCTATATGTATTATATAAACTATAATAACTAATTTTGCTTTCCCTACTTAGTTTGCTTATGCTTGTTCCAGTAGCCACAATAGTGAAAACTTTTTTATCATACCAATACATTTCAGATAGTTCGCTATTTAATTTATCTTGCATAAGCTGATACTCTTGTTCATTAACACCTACTATCTCAGGCATTTTGCTTTGATCTACGTAATCTAAGGGTATTTTTTTAATTCTGGATTCTACCTTGTGAAGATTTAAGTACATACCTCTTAATATTTTGTAGATGTAATAATAATTTACATCATCATCAAAAGTAATATTAAGCCCTTTTTCTACATCTTGTTGCAATTGTATATACATTTCCTGGCATATATCTTCTGCTACAACTTCATTACAACCAAAGGATTTTAAAACATTTATCCAGTCATTGTGTTTTTTAAAGGCTTTTTCTACGACATTAAAATGGTAGTTCTTTTTTTGCACTAGGTTTCTGTTTAATTATATTGACGTTATCAATCTCAAAACCTACATTATTTATTATGCTCTTTAACCTAATCGGTGCATCTATTGGTGTAGGTCTTGATCCTGTATCAGTATCTTTTATTTTCCTAGTGTGTATCATTGAGTACATCCATTCAGTTGGATGCTGTATGTATCTGTGTATTACAAAAAAATCATCTGCTCTGTTCACAAACTTGCCCCCACCCTCAACATCTGAGGCCATTGGTGGTATTGGGTGTCCCTCATAATAATCACCCTTAGGGTGTTTCTTTCTTAGTGCTTCGGTGGCTGCGTGTGTATTTAGCCATATTGTTATGTTGTTTTGTTTACAAAAAATTCTTAATTCACTTGTTGCTTGGTAATCATATTCGTGTCCATTTATGCCATTTAACAAGTTTTTATCTTTGATAAGGCTGTTGTAAGGATCAATTAATAAACCTTGATAATCCCAGGCTTCTTTTATATTTTGTGCTAGATTTAACAAATCCTTATAACTGTATAATTTATCTGCCTGAACTAATTTAAAATGATTATTTACATAATCACTTACTTTGTCAAGCTTCATTTTGCTCATTTTATTTATTGGCTCACAAGCTATAAACTCACAAAGCTTTCTAATAATACTATATGCTTCATTTTCGCTTGAATATACCAACCAACGTATATTATGTTTCAGTGTGTATAATAACATTAAATAAAGAATTACAGTAGTTTTACCTACATTTGCGTGACCTAGTATTACATTAAAATTAGATCTTTTAAATCTTATATGTTCATCTAATTTTTTATGTCCTAGTTTTAATCCTTCCTTTAATTTTCCTGTTCTTACTTTGTTTAATTTATCTAGTTCTTCTTTAAAGTTTATTAGCATTCTTAAGTTAATTAAAATATTTCAAATAAAAAAAGGGGGTAAAAAAACCCCCTCATTGAAATTTAAAATGGTAAGTCATCTCTGTCTGGAGATTGATCCTCTGCAGTAACTTCTTCTACATAAGATCCAATCTTCCAAGCAACTATCGTGTTAAAGTATTTAATTTCTTTGCTCTTTGGGTTTTCCCATTTTTTACCAATTAAATTTATTTCCACATCTACTTTATCATTAGCCTGATAATTGTCCAATAAATTGCATTTATCTTTTCTAAATTGTAATGTAAGAAACTGTGGATAATCACCAAAGGTTTTAAGAACTAAATTTCTAAAACTAAAAGTACCTCTTGTTTCTGTTTCGTTTATTTCTACTATTGATCCCTGTAATTTCATTTTAAAATATTATTAAATTCATTAGTAAATTCTCCTATGTCCTTAATGTTTATAACACCTCTACTCGCAAGTTCTATTGCACCTTTAAATGCTACTTGTCTAATAATACTATCATTAGTGCTAATTGGTTTTTTATAATCGAACTCTGCTTTGCCTAAAGCTTTTGCTGATTTTACACTTTCATTAGTTACCTCATATTTTATGTTATCACCTGCCTTGTAAGTAAATAATTCAGGCTTCGGTGTGCTAAATCCATATACATCACCATTTTCAAATGTAACAGTAACTTTGTTAAACTCCTTTAAATCTTTTTTAGAAGTCCAACCTTTTTCTTGTTTTATAAATTTAATTTTTGATTTTCTCATAATTCTCTATTTGTGTTTTACATAATTTAATCTCTGATTCTAAGTATTCAATTCTTTTCAACATAGCGTTTACCCTATGATAGTAAAGATCTATTAATTCATCTTTAGCTGAAGAATCTATTGCTTGTTTTTTTATCCTTTCTTTTAATCTAAAGGCTTCAAATATTTCATTAGTTATCGCCATCTAGTTTAAATTTAGAAAGTTTATTATTAATCATTTTTATTAGTGTTTGTGCTTCTGCATCGTATTCTAAATCCCAGTCTCCTGTCTTAACACTATGTATTAATGATTCTCTAATTAGATCTAATTCAAATATGCTTAATTTTACTTTAAGTATATCATCTGTCGTGTATTGTTTTTTAAATATATTTTCCATAATTATTATTAATTTATATAAAATTATAAAAAATTTTTAATAAAAACTAAAAAAAAAGGGTGAAAATTAATCCACCCTTGCTAACCAAACTCAAATTATAAGAAAATTCAACTTATTTAAAAACACTTAAATATAGTCATTTATATTAATCTATCAAATTTTTATAATGATAAATTAATTCTTCTAAATCTTTATTACTAAATTTTTTTATCTGTCTGGACATATTAATCAACTCATCTGCAGTTCCAACTCCATAAGTTCTATCAATATATTTACCCATCAGATAATTTTGTCCTCCGTGAAATCCATTGCAACTTTTACATTGCACGTGTACGTTTTGTGCATTCCACCTAGTTGCATAATGTCTTCTAGAAACAAAATGCCCTGCATCTACTTCTTTCCAATGTTTTATAACTCCACAAGTAACGCATTGCACTTGTTCATTTTTAGCTAATCTAGTTCTAATGTATTTACTAAAAGCAGTATCTAGCTTTCTAACTAAACCTTTTCTAGATATTTTTTTCATTTTTATAAAGTTATAAAAAAATTTAATATTTTATATA